CAAAACTATATTCAGAAAACTATTAAAACAAACACTATGCTATCAACATTCGCACACATGAACGAAGTAGACAAAAAAATCTTTGTCGCTAAGATTATCCACAACATGAACTACAGCCAATCAAGTTTTGAAACTATGGAGGCAATAGTTAAAATGTGGGAACAATACCCAATCAAACAAGCAACTTTTTTTACACAATCAAATCAATTAACAAATGGAATTGCAAACAACTAACACACAAATTCAAGCTCCTAGTTACCAAATGGTAAACAAGGACTCTATGCTATCCTTATCTAACGAGCTTAAACGCTTTGTAAAGGATGCACACTTAGTATCTAACATCAAGGGTAAGGACTATTGTAACGTAGAAGCCTGGCAGATGGCAGGTGCTTCATTAGGCTTATTTCCTATCATTACAAGCGTACAAGACTTATCAAGTGAAAAAGAGATTAAGTACATGGCTACTTGCGAAGTTAGATCGTACCAGGACAATAAGTTGGTATCAGTAGGCATAGCAATATGCTCTAACAAAGAGGGTAGCAAAAAATTCTTTGATGAGTATGCTATCTTATCTATGGCACAGACTAGAGCAGTAGGTAAAGCATTCCGTAATCAGTTAGCTTGGTTGATGAAAGCGGCTGGATTTGAAGCGACACCTGCTGAGGAGATGGATTTCGTTCATGAAGAGCCAAAAAAAACCTCTAAGCCAGTACAAACAGTTGTAGCTGAAATCATAGAAGAAGAGCCTACAAGAGAAGAAATCATGATGGAAATAGCACAATGTACTAAGGTTAAGCAATTGACTGATGTTTACTATACTTATAAGCAAACATTTGATTCTGATGAAACATTGATGAAGGTATTAAAAATGAAAAAAGAAAACCTAAAATAAATATTATGTTTCAAACAAGTGGAACTATTACAACCTATCCTGCATCTTTTGTAGAAGCACCCTTTACTAATATTTTAATTATTGAAATGCCATTTAGTTTTAATGAAGAGCAAATTAATAAAATTAAAAAAGATGTAATAAACCCATATATGGTATTTATTGTTAATACTAATTTAACTGAGGTAAAAACCACATTAATAACAAAAAACATTTAAAATGAATTTAACATTATTACCCAAAGTAGAACTTGCTTCTATTGAGCCTAACAAATTTGCTATTGAGTTAATCAAGTCGCAGATAGTAGATCACTTTACTCAAACTGGTGAGTCACCATTAGAGCTACTCGTTAAGTCTGAGGCTGTAGTACAGCTTTTAGAGGGCATTAGAGCCGATTTAAAAGAGTTAGTATTAGATGAGCTTAGTAAGTATCCTGGAGGCAAGGCTGAGGTCTTAGGAAGCGAAATGGCTAAGTTTGAATCAGGAGTTAAGTATATCTATGACCAAGACTATACATGGAGCAAGATGAATGACCAATTAGAGTCTATGAAGTTTGCTATCAAGGAAAGGGAAAAGATGCTTAGAACACTACCAACCTCTATGGTTGATCCTGAATCAGGGGAAATGGTACACCCAGCTCCTAGAATTAGTACTACAACCTTTAAGATTAACTTAAAGAAATAAAAATCTTAACCACCTCAAGATATTAAATATTTTAAACCAAAATAGTAATTAGGGAACTTGGGGTGGTTATTTTAAAATACAAACATGAAACAAACGATAATATTTTTATACGAGTTGGTAAAGTTTATAGTAATATCAATACCACTAGCAATATTGCTATTTGTAACATTAACCATAATTAGTAAATTTAAGAATATATGATGGAGATTGCAGGATTAGAGAACTCAGTACCAGTGAGGATGATTTATGTTGACGACAAAAGTGAAGTATTGTTTAAATCTTTAGCTCATGCAGCAAGGAATACAAGAATCACACAAGACTCAATAAAAAAATCACTTAACCCATTACTAAAGAGGAAATTTAAGCACAACAATAGAGATGTTGTTTTTAGGATAGTAAAGGATAAATAGTATATTTGTCAATGCAAACCGTACTTTGCAGTTAAAACTTATTGCCCGAAGAGGCGTGGGGGTGTACGGACTCCCGCAAATCTGAGGGCTTTTTTATTTTATGAATACAGGAATGATTGTTAAGAGCAGATCGGCTGAGAAGTTTACTGCTATCGACAACGAGATTATTAGGAATGTCGAATTAACATTAGAGGAGAGAGGATTACTAATTTACTTACTAAGCATGAGGCATGATTGGGTAGTTTATAAAACTAACTTGCATGAAAGATTAGGTTGCACTAAAGGTCAACTAGACAGAGTTTTTAAGGGGTTACAAACTAAGAACTATATCTTGTCTGTAAAGGTTATAAATGAGCTTGGAAGATTTACTGGATGGAATCATGTAGTATATGATACACCAGCAATCCGAGATGATAAATCACCGAGTTCTATAAATGCCGAAGTCGGTGAAAGTGCCCCTATAAGTAATACTAATACAATTAATAGTAAATTAAATATTAAGAAGACTAAGTTTATAAGACCAACAGCTAATGAGATAGACTTATATGCCAAAGAAATTGGTTTTTTAACTCTTGATCCTTCTTATTTTATAGACCATTATGAATCTAATGGTTGGTTAATAGGTAAAAACCCTATGAAAGATTGGAAGGCTACTGTAAGAACTTGGAAAAGAAATAGTTCCAAATTTAATACTACTAACGTACCTACAAACAAAATAACTACACAAATCAAACTTAAATGATAGCTATAAACCTACCAAAAGCTTTAGATATTGAATCTAACATACTTGGTGCATTGCTTTTAGACAAAAGGACTATCCCATTGGTTATAGGTCATCTAAAAACTGACATATTCTACGATCTAAAGCACCAAAAAATCTTTAACGCTATTAAGGAAATGTATGATACCAATGTATCTATAGACCTTACTACTGTAGCTCAAAAACTTTCCCAAGATAAGGACATACAAGATGTTGGTGGAGCTTTTTACCTATCTAAGTTAACTGATAATGTAACATCAACAGCCCACATAAACACCCACATTGAGATTGTTATCGAGATGTATAAGAAGCGTGAAGCTTATAAAGTGCTTAGAATAGCTGAGAATAGTTGTTTAGACAACGATAGTCAATCTATAGATTTACTTTCTGACCTAAATAGTCAACTTATAGGTTTACTTGAATATGGTAATTTGTATGAAAAAAGCATAACTGACGTAGTTATGGCTATAAACTTTGCTAGGGATTTAGCAAGTAATGGCGAACTTTTAGGATTTAATACAGGATTCCAAGAGTTAAACCAAACCATAGCAGGATGGTGTAAACCTGACCTTTGTATTATAGCTGCAAGACCAGGAGCAGGTAAGACAGCAATGATGCTTTCTAGTGTTTATCACTTAGCTATCCTAAATAGCGTTCCTACGGCTATTTTTAGCCTCGAAATGAGCTCCGAACAGCTTGTTGAAAGGTTAGAGTCAATAACGAGTCAAGTGCCCTTAAAACGTCTTAGAACGAACAATTTGAATGATTATGAACGTAAGCTACTTTTAAAGACAGATGACAAGATAATCACAGCACCCATCTACATAGAGGATACTGGAGGAATCAGTATCTCACAACTCAGAGCTAAGGCTACTATTCTAAAGCAGAAGTATGGTATTAAGGTAATATTCCTAGACTATCTTCAACTTATGAGTGGACAAGGCAAACAAAACCAAAACCGAGAGCAGGAAGTAAGTTTTATAAGCAGAAGCCTTAAAGCCTTAGCTAAAGAGTTGGAAGTACCAATTATTGCTTTATCGCAGTTATCTAGAAAGGTAGAAGAAAGGGCTGATAAGCTACCAATGTTGTCCGATCTAAGAGAATCTGGTAGTATTGAGCAAGACGCTGACATTGTTATTATGCTTATGCGACCATCTTACTACGAAATGAAAGAGCCAGTAGAGATTGGTGGTAAAGAATATCATCCTGATGATTTAGTTATTGTTAAGGTAGAAAAGAACAGACATGGTAAGACAGGTAACATACCTATTAGATTTATTGGAGAAACAACCACATTTGAAGATTATAAACTATAAACTATGAAGCAAAAATTTATCGAGGTAGAAGTAATAGAAGGTGAAGACCTTAACATTGAGAACATGAAGCAACGTATTATAACTAGAGCATGGTATGATACTGCTAGATTTCATGACTTGAACGATATAGCAGTTGGTATAGGTGTAGGAACAAAAACACTATACTACTATGCTAAAAAACTAAAACTACCTAAGAGAAGTGGACTTAAATAGGAACTATAAGAATACTCGTAAGTTCGACATAGAACAAGCTAAGGCTAAAGATGGCACTTACCAGGCATTGTTATTGTTTGCTAGGAACACAAAAATCCTCGTTATACAACAGCCAAAAGCCCTAAAGCAGAAATATATGTGGCTTGAATATGAGAATAATGGTAAACCTAGTGGCATAGCAGACACAAGAGTAGAGTTCTTTGCTATCAACTTTGACCTTAAAGATAGAATCTACTTTATAAGAGCAGAAATGCTAAGAATAAAGGCAAGAAGACACTTTAAATGGGGTAAAACTAAGATAGTCGAGGGCATAAGATATGTAAAAGTTCCAACTGTGGAGATGATACGTTTCGATTAATTGATGTAATTTCGTTTATATGACATACAAAACAGCAAGTGACTTAACCAAGATGATGCTAGAATATTTAGATAGTTTAGGTTATGAAGTATGGAGGAATAATAACCTAGCAGTTAAGGGAAGGTCTTTCATTGGTAAGAAAGGTTTACCTGACATTATAGGTTACCATAAGAACTATGGTCAATTCATTGCTTGTGAGATTAAAGCTATAGGTGATAGACTAAGCGTATCACAGATAGAGTTCTTAACTCACTTAGGTATGTGCGGTGGCACATCTATTGTATGTCAACAAGTATCAGACGGAACAATTAATTTAAACATATTTTTAGACAATGGCGAAAGCAAAATCAGCATCTGGGACGAGTACAAAGGTGAGTTTCGGGAAGCGTAAAGAAGGTAAAGCAAAGAAATCTTATAACAAACATAGTCCAAGACCTAAAGCATATCGTGGTCAAGGACGCTAAAAATCTACTATGGCAAATTTTAAACTTATAGTTAAAGAAGGTCAATATGAAGCTGATACATTTTGGCAATTAATTTTAGAGATATTAAAGCATAGATTTTGGCATCTTAGAACTCATGGTAAATGGATGGATTAAAAATTAAAATTAAAACAATGGAAAATTTAGAATTAGACAACAAGGCAGAAAATGTAACTAAGACAACTAAGAAAGAAGTTAAGGTTACTGTAGTTCCTAAGGAAAGCAAGTTTGTAACTGCTGAAACTATTAAGTTAGTAGAAGACATCTTAAATGATGGTACAGTAGATATCAAATGGAGAGCACAACTTAAAGAACAAGTAAGAAAATACAAAGGACATGGAGAATAATTATGACAGTATAGTTGAGTCTGTGATTACCAAGTATAAAGATAGGGCTAACTTAGGCTTTACTAAATACGGAACTAATCTAGACAGAACTGACTTAAACACTAAAGAATGGGCTGAGCATTTACAGCAAGAACTTATGGATGCTGTATTATACTTAGAGAAATTCAAAGAAGGAATTAAAAATAGTTTATAAACCAAAACAAATATCATGGCAACACAAAAAGAGAACTTCTTAGGAAGATGTTTCACACTTAGATCAGCTTACGGATCATTCAGAAAAGTATCATTCGGTCCAGAGGACTTAAAGAAACTAAATGAGTTCGCAGCATCTAACAAAGGATGGTGTTCTATCCTTATCAAAGACAAAAAGAACGCAGGACCTGAACAAAGTGATTTCTATTGCGAAATGGATACATTTAAAGCAGGTGATTATAAACCAACGGAGAAAAAATTACCATTTTAGTTATGAATCCAAAAATTTACAAAGAAATAATCATCAACCTATTACTTTTATTAGTAGGTTTGTATCTACCATTTGCATTTATTATTAATAAGTACAACCCATTAGTTTGGGAATGGTATGAGAGATGTTTATACGTTATAGCAGTTGTAGCAACTATAGGATATGGTGCTAATGTTTATAACAAAAAGTAGTATGTTTTGTTTGTAGTTTAATAGTTAGACCCTACTATTCATAGTGGGGTCTTTTTGACTTATATAGGATAAATATGTACCAAAAAGTGCATTTTATGACACATATTGCATGAATTATTAGAAAATTTCATGCAGATTGTGTCACAATTTTTTAAATATTTGTGACATAAAAAACCCCCAGATTTTACCTGAGGGTTAACCAAAACTACACACAATCACACACCACACATGAGAGCTATTTTAATTATGACTATTTCTAGTGTCATAAAACTTTGTCAATACTGATCCGTATAGGATTGCCTGATACCTTGTAATAAAGCTATCTACAGATTCATTCACATAGAAGTAATCTTCATTAGCCATATATACAAAACACCTATCATTGTCTTCTTCATCAGCCGTTACACTCGCCACCTGATAGATGTTGATATAAGCATCTGATTCCTCAGAGTTATCCTGGAAATCATAGCTTTCATCTTCCTCTTCGGTCAGTTGTATGATGTGCATTAACATTTGTGATACTATTTTTAAGTACAGTAAGTCGTAATTCCCTAACAATCAACTCAAGCCTAGCTTCTAAGTGAGTCTTTTCTTTCATCAATTGGTTAATCTTAACGTCTACTTCTCTGTTCATACAAATTTACGATTTAATTCTAATGGAAATAAAAAGTGCATACTCCATTGACTACCAATGCAATACACACTTTCTTTATATTTACTAGACTATAGTTACTTTCTAGGTAACCTAATAATCTTACTGCCTAGAGGCATCGGAACAAATATAGCAACTCTTCCGCCATCTAGAACAACTCCACAGCCTAATGTGGGTCTTTTGGGGAAAGGTCGTGAATACTCCATAGCGTAGGCATCAATATCGATACCACAGCCTACATTCATGCCGAATATCATATCCTTGTCTGATGAGCTATAAAGAACACCTCCAAAGCTATGTATATGACCTATTACTGTTGATTGTCGAGCATCTCTTGCTCTATTGATTGCACCTGCTTGTCCTGATGATCCTGTACCATGAGTGTATAGAACACCGTCTATTTCCCATTCTAAAGCCCATTTCCAGCCTTTAGGAGCATCCCAAGCTTGTTCATAGGACTTAATAAATCTATTCGGTAATCCATGCTCTTGTGCCTTACGTTTGTGTAATGCAGAATGATTACCTATGCAAACCTTTACATTAGGAAATCTTTTATACCAAATATTAAGTTCTTTCTGTGCCAATTCTGATTCCCTAGATGGTGAATGACCATCTGGATTATGTGAATGAAATGAAATAGCATGATTATCTACTTCATCTCCTATATGCACTATTTCTGTGCATTGAAATTTGTTGAATACCTCATAACAAAAGTCAAGGTACTTAGGATGGCAAAATGGAAAATGTGTATCGCCAATAATGCCGATGTTTTTGGTTTTAGCCATTATATGTGGTTTTGGTTTGGTTAGATTTTGTGGTTAGAATATACAGTCTTATTGTTTACTTTTAAAGCATCTAATATCTGTCTTCTGTTCTTACCTGCATTGTAACTTACATGAACCCATCCATAATTAAACTCGTTAATTAGCTGATCAAACTCAAGCTCATTCTTTATGTATTCAAAAATCTGTTTGTTAGTCACACCTGGAATATTATCCATATCTATATC